GTAATTACAACTTCCAGTTCTCTGTGGGTGTAACCAACCAATTCGTATCTGCTATTGCTCCCGAGTTGATTGTTATTACCGCCAACTCTGGTATCTTCACCACACAGCAAGGTGTGTCTAGCATCTACACTGGTATTCTCACCAAGGAGATGGTGCTTGACGCAAAGTCCAAGCAACAGGCATCTGCAATGAAGTCTGCCGAGGTTAGACGTATGACTGGTGGTAGTTTGATGAACTTTTTGAGCGGTGTCGTTAGAAAGGTATCGCCATATGTGATGAAGGCTGCTGCCGACCCCGACGTGCAGAAATTCGCACTTGCAAAGGGTAAGTCGCTCCTTGGTTTAGGAACATCGGGTGGTGCTAAGCGCTATTGTTAAGACCCGCGTGGGTGACCCATATTTTGACGCCCTGACCCATTTTTCACCTATATTTTATAAACCTTCCATATAATCCTCCTCCTGAGAGGACTTTACAAAAACAATGAAAAAAATGGGTCAGACCATTAAAAAATGGGTCAACGCCTATATTAATTCGTATTTAGTCATATATCAAATAAAAAAATATAGTTGATATATATATAGAATGCCGCAAGCAAATATTACCTACGACACGGAGTATAATCGCCGTTTAGTATCAATGGTGCGTAAGAATGAGGCGCGTACAACAATGGCTAATCCGCCAACCGAAATACCAATGCGTAATGGGTCATTTCACGACCCGCACGAAAGAGTTGTGTTGCAAGGTGGTTCAATTGAGCGTGAATTCATTTTAAGCGGAACTTCCCCTGCATACCCGCCCATTAATATGCGTAGCGGTATGGAAGTCAGTAGCGGAGGAAGATACGCAGGAGTAGATGGTGCAGTTGGAGGTTCTTTTTGGAAGGATTTTGCAAGAGGATTTACGAGCGTTTTAGACGTCGCTGCTAAGCCTTTATCCGTATTTCTTCCTCCCGCAGGAATGGCTCTTGGTGCATTGAGTAGTGGTGTAAAAGGTTTAGCAGGAGCGGGACGTAAGCGTAAGCACAAGCGTATGATGAAGTCCTGCCCGATGTGCGCTGAAATGGGATGCCCGTGCGGAGGCGCAAAAAGCGGAGGGGTGGACGCATCGGAGGCGTTCAAAGATAAATTAATGCCTGTCGTATCTCAATTCTACGGAGAATTAGGACCCGAATTATCCAAGCGACTAGCAAAAGCCCGCGGAGGTAAAAAACTTGCAAGCCCTGCTGCCGAAGTGGGTAAGAAAATGAAAAAGGCGCGTGCAAAGAAAGCCGATATGTCTCGTGTGATGGATGCGGTTGAAGCGACAAAGCCGATGCACGGGGGAGTAACAAGCGGTGCAGGAAGAAGTGGCGGTGCAAAGTCGGGCGGTGCAAAATCGGGCGGTGCAAAGAAAGGGGGACGAAATGCCCGCGCAGAAATTGTTAAAAAGGTGATGAAGGAGCGCGGTGTTAAAATGATTGAAGCGTCAAAAATCGTCAAGAAAGAGGGACTCTATTAATTATTTAGTAAATTATTATATATTTTAAATCTCGTTATAATATATAATATGCCCCGAGTAAAAAAATTAAGTGCCGATGCAGATAGTTTAGTAGCCGTTAAAAAGCGTGTTAATAAGAAGAATAAGAAGAAGTATGCAGCAGAAACTGGCGCACCATCAGTGCAAGCAGTAGCCGACCCATCACTACCATTATACAATGGTCTACTGAGTAGATTGCAAAGTGTAGTCGCATCTGTGGGCGAGATAAGAGGTCAGTTGGAATTAACAAACGAATATTTTAGATTACAAACCAACACCCCGTGGGCGCGGGCAGCGATTGACCGATTTGTTGCTGTAAATGCAAATGTTAAAAAAGCAGTTGCAGATTTGAATTCTTTTTTAGAACAAAATATAAGAAGTTTAAATATTTTTAGCGATGGTCAGGTATCCAATATAAGAAAATTAAACGACGAATTAACTGGTACATTCAAAGCAATAGTTGAAGGAGTTAATCGTTTGAACCCGAAAAGACAAGCGTCGTTAAAAAAATTATTCGCGGTATTTATTGAGGACTTGATGAAATTGAGTCAGATGATGACTGGACTTCTTGCAAGTTATAAACAATTACCAAGCGGGGCAGCACCTGATGTAGAGGCATTACAATTCCCCGCAGCACGACCAACAGGTCAGGGGTTTGGTGATAAACTATTAGCACGAAAGCCATTAGGAAGCGACCCACGAACTTGGTCGCCCACAGGGCGTATGCCGGTTGGAGAGGGCTTAGCACGAAAGCCATTAGGAAGCGACCCGAGGACTTGGTCTCCGCATCCAATGATGGGAGGTATTTATTTAGAAATAAAAGAGATGCCTACCCGATTTCTATAATTTTTTTTAGTTTAAATATTTAATATATAATAATATATTATATATATGGACGAGTTTATTCAATTAGTCAAGACAGAACCTGCAAAAAAAAGAAGAGGACGACCCCGTAAGGTGCAACAGACGGGTGAGGGGCTGGGCGATATTTTAACGAGTGTTAAGAAGACAGCACAGAAGGTAGCCCGTAATGTTGGTTCAAAAATCCTCGGTAAGAAATTAGCAGAAAAAGTGGAACGATATGGTGATGCCGTTTTATTTTTGAATAAACTGCCTCTCTCTCCTGCTGTTAAAGAAATATTAAGAAAGCACGGAGACGAGCCAATTCTTAAAATGGTGGCGTGCAGAACACCCGTACGAAAAGTATTAAACGGATTAATGAATGCAGTATCTCTTGGTTCATTTAATAAGAAGTTTAGTAGACTGCCGTATGATGACCTCTTTCATTTGTCTCTTTGGATTACTACTGCAAGCGGAACATACTCCGTTGAAAAAGAAGAAGTTATAAAAATAAAATCTAATCCAAGAACGGAGGAACACGCAGAATTCAACGAAATATCGCCTGTCCCGTCTGCACTAACAATGAATAAATTAATGATGGGAGGTGAAAAGATTTTGGGAGATAGATTTACGCGGTACGACGCATCATCAAACAACTGCCAAGATTTTATCATCGCACTATTAGATGGCTCTAATGTAGGAAGCGCAGCAGATAAGGCGTTTATAAAGCAGAACACTGACTCGCTATTTAAGGACGACTCCTTCCTGCGCAGATTTGCAAGAAAACTAACAAACCTAGGCGCATCAGTAAGCACAGCCATTACGGGTGTTGATGATACGCCCGTCGCATCTACGAAGACCGCATCCCAGTTTGAAATACCGAGCCACGCCGACACCAGTGTCTCTGATGGTGTAGAAGGAGGTGCGGGTAAAAGAAAGGCAGCAGTAGTAGGGGACAGAGGTGAGCGTGGTCGTGTTGTAGATTTAATAAGACGTGCATACCCACCCGCAGGGCAGGAAGCAGACCCCGTGTCGTTTCAAATATTAGACCAGTATGCCCGCGGTGTAGTCCCGAGATTAAGAATGGCACGTGTGCCTGATGAGGTGATTGGTGATGCATTATCATTTGCAATCCCGAGATATATATTAGACCCGTATGCAGAACCTGTCGCGACAGCACGAGTAGAAGATATGGGCGCAGTAGATAAACGAAGAAGGAGAGAAGCACCATTGGCGACACCCGTAGTAATGCCTAGGTTATTATTTTCAACGCCTCCCCCACCGACAGGAAGTGTAGTAGTTGAAGAATTGTCGACCCCACCGCAATCTCCTGTCCCCACACAAGAATTAGCCAATTTGAGAATAGGCAACGGACGAAATAGAAAAATACCGAAAAAGGCAGAGAAGGGGCAGCGCACTATCCCTGAAATGACCGCAGCACAAGAAGCAAGGGCGGTGCGTCTCGCTCGTGAATTCACAGACCCGTCTGCACCCCCGTCTTTAATGTCCCGAGTCCACGAACTAATCGCACGACGACAACGGGGAGAGTTAGACTCTAATTTTAATGAATTAAGAACGCCAACAGAACCACCAACTCCCGAGAGCAGTCAAGGAGCGGGTATGGTTAAACGAGGACGGGGCAGACCCCGTAAATTAGTAGGAGGATACACTCCCGCTCAGATAGAAAGGGCTATTGTTGATATGCTTGATGCAAAAGAGGGTGCATTAAGGTCTAGCGGTATGACCACGAAAAAATTAGCCAGTGTAAAAAAAGGAGCAAAAGAGTTCTTACTGAAAAATCCCTCATATCCACTTACGCTTGATGAAGTGTATAGTTTATACCGAAAACTTTGGTCTGAGTATTAATGTATCTCGCCAGCAATCTGCGGTGTACTAATATTTTCAACTGCATCATATTTGCAACAACAACAAAAATAATACCATCTCCAACGAACTTTTTTTTTGGGTTCAAGCAGACGTTCTAACGCACTTGCAACCCTGTTCTTACCATACGACCATTCCATTTATATAATACGAATATATATAAATGAAAAAAACAACTTTTGTTAAATTATTTTAAAATTATAAATCTACTCATTAACGCACACCCCGCACACCCATCTATCATTACGCAGCACCCACCCCTCCTCGTCGTCGTGTCCGTATCTACAATCGGCACACAGGTCACACGTGATGTTGTATTCAGGGTCACGCAGGCACTGCTCATCTTCATCACACTCGCACTCAAACTCTCTGTATCCGCAGTTGACGCAGGAACATTCAGCAGTAAGCCACTCTTCATTCTCGGCATTGTAATAGCACATTACTCCCTTGTCGTCTTGTTGGTATCCGCTCATTTTAATTGTTGTTATTCTAACTTTGATGCTTAGTGTGGTTTCGTCAAAATCCATTTCAATTTTTTTTTCATTTCAATTTTTATTCCAGTGGGTCAAAGTTCCCATCATCGTCTTTGCTGTCCCATATTACTTCGTACCCCCACTCATCATCGTCGCTGTCGTCGCTATCCCACGCTCCCCACGCTTTCGTGATAAAGTAAGACTCCGCCTCACAATCCTCCACATACAGCATTAAAGCGTCCCAGTTTGTTCTCAACTCTTCCTCACTATCCCATTCCCACCTTCCGCACGGCAGTTCTGCAAAATCAATGTCACCATCCCCTAAGTCCATTCTTAATTGGTATTTAAAACTCATTTTAATTGTTGTTGATGCGTTACTCAGATTTGTCTAATCCAACTTCAACTTTTTTTTAAATGAAAAAAAACCCACTTTAATTATTATTTTAAAAATTATAAAACTATTCTATTTATTTATTCTACGCATTCAGTGCAGAAACGAAGCCCTTTTTTATCGTCGTGATGGTGCGGGTCGTTCAGGTTCTTAGCCTCACCACAATTATCACACAGATAATTTGGATTTTCAATGAATGCACACCCACCGCACACCCACCCGTGAAATTGTAGCACCCCGTAGCAGTCAATAATATTTAGGTCTAACACATTAATATCAAACCCGTCAAAGCGCCCGCCGTCGTCGTTTGTTTTGCAACCCACACATACAGGGTACAGCGCACACACAGCGCAGTTCTCAATTTTGCACAGGCAGAGGTCGTGGCTCATTGTTGTTGTTGTTGTTGTTTAACTTGTTGCTTAGTGTGGTATGCCGTAAATTGATTTCAATTTTTTTTTCATTTCAATAATTTTTGTGGGTCAAAGCCCCCACTTTGTTAGATTATTTCATCATTTTCAAATAAATAATCAAAATAATATATATAATTGGATTATTTCATACTATATGATGATATAATTTTAAAATTATTACTATATATATGATGTAATAATCTAATTTCGTTGATAAAATATATATATGTAATAATCTTTTTGTAATAATCTATTATAAACATCTATTTAACAGATTATTTCACCACTTTTTTATAACAGAGAGATGTTCCACAGGTATATACACGTGCATTTTTTCGTCCCAGCAACATCCCGCTCTGCTGAATGATGAGGTCACATATTGGCTAAACCTTTCTGCATCGTATTCTATATACGCTAAACAATCCGTAAAGTTAAACACCAAGATTAATGGGCGCTGTGCATCCGTCATCTTGTTGCAAGTAATCATCGTCGTAGGGTATGCTTTCATCGTATTAGTTCTGCTCTTGATTTCGTAATCGGTCGTTTCATCAGTTGCATCATATTTTGCATACTGCCCTTCTGTCGGCTTGATAATTCGTGCAAAGTGTTCTTGCAAAATTGCTATTACCTTGGGTTCTTGTGCTTTACCATATTTATAAGAATTGTTCCAGTGTACCATCTATATTATAATGAGATAATAAATATTGCTAAATAAAACGAGTTGTTTAGAAAATAATCTAACCACTAATATATACAATGTCTAAGTTAAGCCACGAAGAAAGGATTACTCAAAGAATTAATACGCCAATGACGAATGATGATTTAGAGAGACATTCAGGTGTAAAGGCGGAGGATATTATTAAATATAGCGACTTGAAGAACTACTCCAAGATTGAAGAATTATTACCAACTGATAAGTCGGCTCGCATTATATTAATTGAGGACAGGTTTAACCACGGACACTGGGTGTGCCTCTTGCGGTATGGTAAGACAATAGAATATTTTAACTCTTACGGATGCAAATGGGACAGCGATTGGAAGTTTATAAATAAGATGATGCGTATGATACTCGGGCAGTCAACCAACGAAATGACTCGCTTAATGCTTCAAGCAGAGAAGGACGGATGGAAGACAATATGGAACAAAAAGCGCTTTCAAAAGATAGACGGGTCAATACAGACCTGCGGGCGATGGTGTGTGTTTCGTATTGAAACAATGAAGATAGGGTACTCTCTCGACGAATTCACCGAACTCGTTGATAGGTTAAGAACTGAAAATGGCGGGTCTGCTGCCGACTGGGTTGTTGCTAAATATGTTGAGTAATTATACTTCGTATGTGCTCTTGGGCTTTATCAACGTAAGCACAGGTTTCTGTGGTTCTTCTATTTTTGGGAGATAGTCAGGCACTTCTTTCAAATCAACCTGATGCGTTAATTGTCCGACTTCTCGGTTGCAAGCATACGACGCTACACTAACGCCTTCTGCTTTTTCTGCAAATTTTTTAACCAACTGGTCTGCTATCGGGTCGTATAGTTGCTCGGTAATTCTAACACTGAGCGTGTTGTGAGCGATGTCTTGCAATTCTTTTGAGTATGAGATAAAATACTTTTGGTTCTCTTCCATTATATAATGTATAGTTAGATTATATATTGGTTCTAAATGAAATAATTAAAGTAAATAAGGATATTGTGCGGGTGGGCGTTCAAATACCACAGGTCGTGCTAAATCTGCGGGTGGGCGACCACTACCGAATACCATTGATACGCCGTCTACTATATCGTCCCACAGATTACCTCCAATCATTCTGTGATTGCGCATTGCGTTGCGTCCCGTTCCTTCCATTGCATCATCCTCTGCAAGAGCATCAAATGCTTCCTGAAAGTCGCGTTGTGTTGGTGGTGATGCTCCTAGCGCATTCATCACCATACTCGCTTCCCTTTCAACGTCCCAGTTAGGCTTCCCACGCACGTCGTAGAATTGTTCTTCACCGAGATTAGCCAACATTCTATCAAAGCCATACTCGGTCAAACTTCCGTCCCTTTCAGTCATTTTTTTAAGCCATCCGTCGTATAGATGTCCCGCACCTATATCCTTTGCAAAATTACTGACCGCTTTATACCATTCAGGGTACACAGCGGGTTTATCTCCTCTTAATTCTCCCTGTTGTAGTATATAATCTCTGTTTTTATCTACCCATTCATCTGCAAAACCCCACATCCTATCAATTAGTGCTTCTCTTTCATTTAGTGCTTCTTTTCTTTTTCTTTTTGGTGCGCCTCCTTTCATTGATTGTGCTAGCGCCTCACTTGCTCTCCGTGCCTTTGATAGTTCTTGAAACAGACCCGCACCACTACGCTCTCTTTCTGCTTTCATCTTCATATAATTCTCTAAAAAAACGGGGTCAGTTGCGCCTCGCCATACTGCGCCACCTATCATTCTATCGCCTTTGCGCATTATATATATATTAACATATATATAATTTTTTGTATTTTGCTTAAATTAGTACCTGACCCATATTTTGATGGTCTGACCCATTTTTCACCTTGTTTTTGTAAAGTCCTCTCAGGAAGAGGATTATATGGAAGGTTTCTAAAATATAGTGAAAAAATGGGTCAGAGGGTCAAAAAATGGGTCACGCGTATTTTTTCTGCGGATAGTTGCTGATTAATAGTTCTGCACGCCTATTATCACTATCCTTATCACGCGACCCAGCCCAGCCCGCACGCACGTTCCACGTCTTGACCTGAAAGTTCTTAAATATTTTTCGTATGTTGGGGCTGTCGTTAATCGTCATTAAAAAGTTGCCTTTAACGCGGGACAGCACATCTGCAAGCCGTTCAAAATCAAAGTCCAAGTCCTGCGCATATTCAAAGTCCGTGTCGGTATTTTCGTATGGCGGGTCTAAGAAAAAGAATGTGTCGGCGCTGTCGTATTTCTTGATGACCGCTGCGTAATCTTTATTTTCAATTTTGGTGTCCTTTAATGCTTCCTTCCAATCGTCCAAGTGGCGTCTGAGTTTGTCGAGCGGATTACCAGGTTTATAAATACCCGTGCTTTTAACCACGGGCTTACCACTGAACCCGAAGCAGGTCTGTATAATAGCGTGCAATAGTTTATCTTCCTTTGTCTTGGCGGGTTTGTCGTAGTATGCCCGCACTTTTTCAAGCGAGGTTAAGGACTGATTATATTTTGAAAAGTCCGTTGTCGCTTTCTTAATCATATTAAAGCGTTGAACCACGCCCTTATCCAAGTCATTCAGTATATTTTCTTCTGCCTTGGCTTTGTTATAAAAGATTGCACCTGAACCTGCAAATAATTCTACATACCTCTTGTGCGGGGGTATTATTGGTATTATATCCTTGCGGTGATAATATTTATTACCTTGCCT